AGAGGATATGGTTCGCACATACAAAGACAATCGATTCTGTATTGCAAAAATGCCCCGTCAGGTTGGTAAAACCACAACGACTGTGGGTTTTATGCTTTGGTCAGTTTTATTTCAAGATGATTATAGCATTGCTATCTTGGCCAACAAAGGTTCTCTTGCTCGTGAGATTTTAGGCCGTATTCAGTATGCATATGAATATTTACCACTTTGGTTACAACAAGGTATTATTACTTGGAACAAAGGTAATATTGAGTTAGAGAATAAGTCAAAAATTGCCGCTTATGCAACATCAGCTTCTGGTGTTCGTGGTGGAACATACAACTTAATTTTCTTAGATGAATTTGCTTTCGTTCCAAAGAATATGGCAGATGAGTTCTTTACATCTACCTATCCAGTTATTTCATCTGGTAAAACTTCTAAGGTTATTATTGTATCAACGCCTTGCGGCCTCAACCACTTCTATAAGATGTGGACAGATGCCATTGAAGGTCGTTCAACTTACAAACCACTTGAAGTGCATTGGTCACAAGTACCAGGCCGTGACCAGGCTTGGAAAGATGAAACAATTCGCAACACAAGCGAAGAACAGTTTAGACAAGAGTTTGAAACAGAATTTATTGGTTCTTCCGCCACTTTGATTAGTGGTTCTAAACTAAGAAGTTTAGCGTTTTTTAACCCAATCCATTCAGAAGAAGGATTGGACATTTATGAACAACCTGTTGAGGGCAGAATGTATATCTGCACCGTTGACTGTGCCGAAGGCGTTGAGGCTGATTATTCAACCATTAATGTGGTTGATGTTACTCAAACCCCTTATAGGCAGGTCGCTAAATACAGGAACAACAAATTGCCTTTATTATTCTTTCCGACCATCATATATTCGTTGGCGCAAAGATATAATGAAGCATATGTCTTAATTGAGACAAATAATATTGGTCAACAAGTAGTTGACATTTTGCACTATGATTTAGAATATGAAAACATTTATAAGTTGGAACATCACCATATTAAGGGACAGAGTATATCCTCTGGCTTTAAAAGGTCTACCAGTTTTGGTATTAAAACCACCAAGTCTGTTAAAAAGATTGGTTGTGCTAACTTAAAAACTTTGGTTGAAAATGATAAGCTAATTATCAATGATTTTGATACCATTGCTGAAATGAATACTTTTACCCGTATCAGAGACACTTATGCCGCTGAAGAAGGTAATAATGATGACCTAGTAATGGGTCTAGTTCTTTTCGCATGGCTAACTGCTCAGACTTTCTTTAAAGATTCTACAAGTATCGATGTAAGGAAGTTAATGTTGGCAGAACAAAACATGTTGGTTGATGAACAGTTAACCCCTGTCGGAGTGTTCGATGATGGCCGTAGAGAAGAAGTTACTGTTAGTAACGGAGATATATGGTCAGAAAAGGGTTATACATCCTCAACTTTCTAAAAAACTAAATAGACAATAAAAGAAATTGACCCGATAAACAAAAGGAGAAATCCATGGCATTTCAGCTCTCACCTGGGGTAAATGTATCAGAAATTGACCTGACTACTATTGTCCCTTCAGTCGCCACTTCCATTGGCGCATTTGCCGGTCCGTTTGGATGGGGTCCAGTTGGTGAAATTATAACTATTTCTGATGAAGTAAGGCTTGCCGATACATTTGGCAGACCAGATTCATCAAACTATGAATACTGGTTCTCTGCCGCAAACTTCTTGGCTTACACAAATAACTTAAAAATTGTCCGTGCTTATGGCATTGGTTCAACTTTTAACGCTACTGCTAATTCATCTGCAGCTGGCGTAACAATTAAAAATGATGAAGATTGGGATAACAACTACTCTGGTGGTGCTAATACCTATGGACACTTTGCAGCTCGCTATGCAGGTGCGATTGGTAACTCACTAAGAGTTTCTGTTGCTGATGCCAATACATACACTACTTGGACATATTCTTCACAGTTTACCGCTGCTCCAAGCACTTCTACCTATGTTTCAAACAAAGGTGGTGCAAATGATGAAATTCATATCATCGTTGTTGATGAAGATGGATTATTCACAGGAACCCGTGGTACAGTATTAGAGAAGTTTGGATTCGTATCTAAGGCAGGCGATGCTAAAGATGATTCAGGCAACACAAACTACTATAAGAATGTTCTTGCAAACAAATCTAAGTATATTCACTGGTTATCACACCCATCAGTAGTTGGTACAGGCACATCTTGGGGTTCATCAGCAAATGCAACATCTTTTGCTTCTATGACTTCTAACACAACAGTTTCATTAACTGGTGGTGCTGATGGTACAGTTTCAACTGCCAATGTGGTAACTGCATACGATTCATTTGATTCTGCTGAATCTGTTGATATCGCATTAGTAATTTCTGGTCCTGCTAACCAAACATTGGCAGACAGCCTAATCTCTATGGCAGAAACTCGTAAAGATTGTGTTGTATTCTTGTCACCAGAAAAAGCAGATGTTGTTGACAATGCTGGTTCAGAAGTAACAGATGTTAAAGCATACCGTGATACACTAACAAGCACATCATATGCTGTGTTAGACGGTAACTGGAAATATCAATACGACAAATATAACGATGTATATCGTTGGATTCCATTAAACGGTGATGTTGCAGGTCTATGTGCTAGAACAGACCTTGAGCGTGACCCATGGTATTCACCAGGCGGTTTAAATCGTGGTATTATTAAGAACATTGTTAAATTGGCGTTCAATCCAACAAAAACAAATCGTGATGATTTGTATGTTAAAGGTATTAACCCCGTTGTATCGTTCCAAGGTGAAGGTACAGTTCTATTCGGTGATAAGACATTACAAAGCAAACCAAGTGCATTTGACCGCATCAATGTTCGCCGTCTATTCATCGTGCTTGAGAAAGCGATTGCAAGAGCAGCTCGTTTCTCATTGTTTGAATTTAATGACCAATTCACAAGAGCACAGTTTGTTGCATTAGTGGAACCATTCTTGCGTGATGTTCAAGGTCGCCGTGGTATTACCGACTTCAAAGTGGTATGTGATGAAACCAATAATACTGGTGAAGTTATCGACCGCAATGAATTCATTGGTGATATCTACATTAAACCTGCTCGCTCAATCAACTTTATCCAACTTAACTTCGTTGCAGTTCGCACAGGCGTAAGCTTTGATGAAGTCGTTGGGAAGTTCTAATAAATAGAGAAACAGGAGAAATCAAATGGCATTTAGCGTAAATGAATTTAGAAGTCAGATGACAGGGGACGGTGCCCGTCCTAATCTGTTTGAAGTTTCTATGCCGTTTCCTGCGTTCTCAGCGCCAGGAAATGCACAACAAAAACTTACATTCATGTGTAAGACAGCACAATTGCCAGGTTCCACCATCGGTGTGGTTCCTGTGCAATACTTTGGCCGTGAATTAAAATTTGCTGGTAACAGAACATTTGCTGATTGGACAATCACAGTTATTAACGATGAAGACTTTGTAGTTCGCAATGCTTTCGAGCGTTGGATGAACGGTATCAATAGTCACAATCTTAATGTGAGAACACCAATCGCATTGGCACCAGCAGGTTACACAGTCGATTCAAATGTAACACAATTTGGTAAAAATGGCGACCAGCTTAAAAAATATAAGTTTGTCGGTGTTTTCCCAACAGATGTAACTCCTATCGATGTTGATTGGGGTTCTAATGATACTATTGAAGAATTTTCAGTAACCCTTACCTATCAATGGTGGGATGCTGTTGAAACTGGTGTAGTGTAAAGAGAAAGGCTTCGGCCTTTCTCTATTTTATAGGATGATATATTAATGGCTATTAAACTTTTCGGGTTCACCCTAGGAAAACAGGACATTGTTCAGGTTCAATCACCTGAGCAACCGTCTTTTGCACTTCCAACGGAAACCATGGATGATGGTGCAGTTACCATTACCCAAAACGCTCACTATGGTACATATGTTGACCTAGAGGGCTCAGTTCGCAATGAAATTGAATTAGTAACACGCTATCGTGAGATGGCAAACCATCCAGAATTAGAAATGGCGATTGATGATATTGTCAATGAAGCCATCACACATGATGAAACTGGTAAGACAGTAGATATCGTTTTAGATAAACTGAAGCAACCAGAATCAGTTAAGAAAAAAATCCATGAAGAATTTGAAAATATCCTCAAGATGCTTAATTTTGGCAATCTTGCAGATGACCTTTTCAAGCGTTGGTACATAGATGGTAGAATTTATTACCATGTTGTAGTTGATGAAAAGAATCCTAAAAAAGGTATTCAAGAATTAAGATACATTGACCCACGCAAGATTCGCAAAGTAAGAGAAATCAAAAAGGGTAATGACCCAAAGACTGGCGCATTAATTGTTCAGTCAATGGCAGAATACTATGTTTATAATGATAAGGGACAAACAACGCAAACTTACACTAGCAATGTAAATGCTGGTTTAAAAATTGCGCCTGAGTCCATTATCAATGTAAATTCAGGTTTAATGGATGCGAAAAACACTTTTGTTATTTCGTATATACACAAAGCAATTAAGCCACTTAATCAGTTGCGGATGATTGAAGATGCGGTAGTTATCTATCGCCTATCACGAGCACCAGAACGCCGTATTTTCTACATCGATGTAGGTAATTTACCAAAAGGTAAAGCAGAACAATACTTGCGTGATGTGATGGTTAAGTATAAGAACAAAATGGTTTATGATGCACAGACTGGTGAATTGCGTGATGACCGCAAACACATGTCTATGCTCGAAGATTTCTGGTTGCCTCGCCGTGAAGGTGGTAAAGGCACCGAAATTACAACTCTACCAGCTGGTCAAAACCTTGGTGAGTTGGAAGATGTTAAGTATTTCAGACAAAAACTATTGCAGTCGCTAAATGTGCCACTCAGTCGTTTAGAGCCACAACAAGGCGGTATGATTGGTATTGGTAGAACATCTGAAGTTACCCGTGATGAAGTTAAGTTTGCTAAGTTTATTCAAAGACTACGCAACAAGTTCTCTCAAATCTTTGATAATGCTTTAAGAGTCCAATTGGTTCTTAAAGGTATCTGCTCATTAGAAGAATGGGAAGATTTTAAAGAGAACATTTATTACGATTACATGAAAGACAATAACTTCACAGAAATGCGTGAAGCAGAATTGTTAAGAGAAAGATTGAGTGTATTGGCAACTGTTGACCCTTATATTGGTAGATACTATTCTATGAATTGGGTTCAGAAACATGTTCTTCAATTTACCGATGAAGATATCGAACAAATGAAGAAAGAGATTGATGAAGAAGAAGAACAAGGTATTGGCGGCCCTACTGTGCCCCAAGAAGCCCAACAGCAACAACAAGCCGATGCAGAGCAATACCCTCCAGAAGACAACACACAAGACCAAGGTAGTCAAGAATCAATGACACCACAACTTGATGCGGATGTAGAGCGGTATTCATCGATACTAAATAAGAGATAAACGGAGATAATAATGGAAACAACAACATTTATTGACCAATTAGCTGCAGGCGAAGCCGCTGAAGCTAAATCTACATTAACAGATTTACTATCAAAGCGTGCATTTGAAGCACTAGATGCTAAGAAAGTTGAAATTGCCAAAACTATGTTTACTGGCAAAGAAGATAATATTGAAGTTCAGGACACAGAAGATACAGTAGCCTAATGAAATCACTATTAGAATTTAAATCTATTGTAGAAGAAGAAAAATCAGACTACTCTAAGTTTGATACATTAGTTCGTGCAGGTCTGGCTAATAAAGCACAGATGCAAAGAATACATAAAATTCTTGATAAGATGCAAGAAGATAAACCTGTATTCAACAATGCAGACAGAGCAATTCTACAAAACCTTTTTAATAAAATGGTAGATTTAATTTCTAATAACAAGGCAATTAACATACAAGCTCGCCGTGCTGTAAGAGAAGAATTAGAAGAAGATGTTATTGACACAGCTGATGTTAAAATTTCTCCTTCTGGTCGTAAAGTAAGAGCTCACAGAATTAAGATTG